GATGGTTTACAGGCTTCCCACAATTCTTTCGGGGATAATGAGTCTAACACTTGTAGGACTTCAAATCTTCGGGAGTTATTATATTTGGACTTCAAGTCTCGTTCTTTTCGATACCTTCTTTTCATCAATTGCCTCCTTGATTGTGTTTGGTCATGCCTCTTTCAATCAATACTATACAACCTACCAACTCAAAGAAGAAATTAAGAAGCAGTTCCAAAAGTATTTATCTCCCGACATGGTTGACCAACTCGCAGAGAATCCCGATTTACTTAAATTAGGTGGAGATAGAAAGGAACTTACATTCATGTTCATGGACATATGTGGATTCACTCCAATCAGTGAACACTACATGAAACAAGACGACCCCGAGGGATTAGTGGAACTCATTAACAAATTCCTTGACATGCAAACAAAGATAATACTAAATAATAATGGAACAATTGACAAGTATATGGGTGATTGTATTATGAGTTTTTGGAATGCACCTTTGGATTGTCCCGACCATGCCGAGATGGCAGTCAAGTCTGCAGAAGAAATACTAATTGCAACCAAGGAACTTAATGAAGAACTCAAACCACTCGGCCTCCCTCCTATCAATGTGGGTATTGGTATTAACACTGGGGAGTGTATCGTTGGAAACATGGGGTCAGAACTTAGATTTGACTATTCCGTCATTGGAGATGCCGTCAACCTTGGTGCTAGACTCGAAGGACAAACAAGAAATTATGAGGGGGTGGACGTGTTGTTGGGCGAAGCAACATATCTCCAGTGTCCAAACAGAACATTCACTAAAGTCGACTCTATTACAGTTAAAGGAAAATCAGAACCAGTCGTGGTTTACACTATCTGAACCACCTAGTACGTTTGACTGGACTGCATTCTATACTCTTCAACTACTAGATATCTATTCTACATATCGTGGACTTAAATACGATTGTGTCGTAGAAATGAATCCAATCGTAGGAGAGTCTCCTTCAGTTGCTAGAATGTTTGCAATTAAGACTGCAATTCTAATACCTGCTATTGAGGTGGATAGAAGAAACAACGAAATAACTGAAGATACATTCCACGAAATGAACTTTCTTATGTCCATAGTAGTTGCAAATAACTTTGACCAAGTAAAACAGGCAAAAAAATATTGCAATAAAAGATAAAACCCCCTTGAAATTTTAGAAAAAGTCCTTATAATAGTAGTATGGTGTTATAAATACCATTGTAAGAGAACTTAAAAAGAGCTCGGATTTGGAACTTGGATTGGGCAACGCCGACATCAAGTGACCCCATTTCTTCAAAAGAGCTCGGTTCTCGAACATTAATGCAATGCTCATTAGAGGTTGCACATTATAAACTTGCTTAATAAAGGAGAAAACTATGACTATCTATGACGATGTCTTCGGGAAATCATTCCCATTCGCAATCGGGTTCGACAGAACTCTACAACTATTAGAACGTGCAGATACACATTCTAATGTAAACTATCCACCTTACAATATTGTAAAACACGATGCAGAAAACTTTGCAATCGAACTTGCAGTAGCTGGATTTGATAAGAAAGATATTTCAATCTCAAAAGAGAAAGAAGTTCTTGCAATTGAAGGTAAACAAAAGGATGGAGAGGAACTTGAGTATGTCCATAAAGGACTTGCATCACGTTCATTCAAAAGAACATTCACACTTGCAGACGATATAATCGTTAAAGGTGCAGACATGAAGAATGGTATTTTGAGTGTCAGTTTAGAGAGAATTGTGCCTGAAGAAGACAAACCTCAAGAAATAAAAATTTCTTAAAACCCTCTTACAGATACACCTGTTATGTTGTATAATGGGTGTATCTTTTTATATTATGGAGAAAAAAATGGAAGAAGTACATATGGGTCTGCCTTTAGTTGAAGGACAAGAAGTACCTAACGTAGACTTAACAATAAGAGTTGATGGTGATTTCGTTCAACTAAACACAAAAGAACAATTTGCAAATAAAAGAGTAATACTATTTGCATTGCCTGGCGCATTCACACCAACATGTTCAACACAACAATTGCCTGGCTTTGAAGAAAAGTTTGCAGAGTTCCAAGAAAAAGGAATCGATGAGATATATTGTTTATCCGTAAACGATACATTCGTAATGAACTCGTGGTTTGAATCACAAAACATTACTAATATTTTTCCACTTCCCGATGGGAATGGAGAGTTCACTCATATGATTGGTGCAGAATGTAAAAAATCTAATTTAGGATTTGGATACAGGTCTTGGAGATATGCATTAGTAATTAATGATGGCAAAGTAGAAAAAATATTCATAGAAGAAGGTTTTGGTGATAATGTCGAATCCGACCCTTATGAAGTTTCCTCACCCGAGAATGTGCTAAATACATTGTAATGAACGATTATTTCAGATATACTCTTAAAGACTTAGAAGAAAACTCTGCACAAAAGAAGTTTAACTATATAACTTTTTTTGCTGGTGGTGGAGGTTCTTCTTGTGCTTACAAACTCGAAGGTGGAGACTGTAGATATATGAATGAGTTTCAACAACTACATGTTGATACCTACCTTCAAAACTTTCCCAATACAATTCATGAATGCAAAGACATTAAAGAAGTTACGGGTAAGGGTATTATGGAACTTAGTGGACTTAAAGTTGGAGAGATAGATATCTTAGATGCAAGTCCTCCATGTCCACCATTCTCTATGGCAGGTTCTAAACGTGAAGGTTGGAACAAGGAAAAAATTGCATACGGAATGAAACAAACTAACATTGAAGATTTGACTTGGGAAGTAATTAGAATTACTGGAGAACTTAAACCCAAAGTTGTCATATGTGAAAATGTAAAAGGTCTTACAATGGATTATGCAAAAGACCATCTAATCAGAATGATTCAAGACTTTGAAGCAGAAGGTTATTCTGCAGTCTATAAAGTTATGAAAGGACAAGAACATGGAGTCCCACAAAAAAGGGAAAGAACTTTCATACTTGCAGTTCGTAATGATGTGTTAGATAAAATAGGAATGCCATGGATGGTATTAGGAAGTGTTTTTCCCGAACCATCTGATAAAGAATGGACTGTAAGAGATGCAATCGAAGACCTACAAGATGATGAAGAGAATATAGTAGATGCAACTTACTTAGAAGAAGCAATGAGAACATCTTCTAAAGCACATTGGGTATTTGGATTTGATACTCATCCCGACTTTCCAAACTCTGGCCCATGTTTAGGAATGAGAGGAATCAATGACAGAAATAGAGTTATAAGTATTGGGGATGATATAGTTGGCCCATGGTTCAAAACACAAATCAAAAATGGAATCATAGACCCCGAAGATGAGAAACACTCATACTACATGTCAAGAATAGTTCCGTGGGAACAAGCAGCCCATTCGTTGACTGAACAAGGTTGTCAACCAAAATTTATGGGTGGTAATCATTTCCATCCAAGTGGAGAAAGAATATATACTCCAAAAGAACTACAAAGAATTATGACGTTACCCGATGATTATAAATCAACTGGAGACTATAATGATAAAGGTGCAAGGATAGGATTAATGGTTGCACCCTTATGCTTAAGGACACTTGTAGAAAGTGTTAATACAAATATATTGGAGAAGTACAATGTCAATTAGAACACACACCCCAAAGGTTGACCATGGTTTTGCATGGACTAAAGAAAAATACAATGGACAGTGGTTAGATGGAAGTGAGATTACTGATTTGGTTTCTACTGTAGGAACAACAGATGAGTTAACTAAAATCTATAAACCAGTATCAACTCTCGGAGAAGAACCACCATTACTAGCATGTATTGTTAAAGGTGTTTACAAAGGTAAACAGTTAGAAGAACTTAGAGAAACAGTTCAATCTATAGAAGAAGTATCTACACTTCGTGCAAATGCAGCTGGCCCTATAGACCATGAAGAAATGAAAAGGAAAGGTTTGATTGAAGGTGTTCATTATAAAATGAGAACTGCAAACTCATATTATCCAATAAAGAAAAATGGTCAGTTTAATCGTATTGCAGAAGCAAATCCTATCCATTCTATTTTTATGGGTCATAAGAGAGGAAGATTTACAGGAATGATTGGACTAAGTGGTTGGTCTAAACTTGCAAGAAACAAAGAGAAATGGGAGAAGATGCAAGACATAGCATTACTAAATGAGGTTGCACTAAAGAAAGGTGCGCCAGAGGTATGGCAAAAACAAAGAGAGTTTTGTGATGAATGTGTTGAATCACAATACACATTAAAAGGAGCTCCCTTTACTTCTATATCTGCAAACAAATATTCTTATGTAGAAGGTGCAGGAAAAATGTCTGCACATGTCGATGGTGATGATTTAGATTTTGGTATGACAACCATGTGTGTATTCCGTTGTGGAGATTACAAAGGTGCATACTTATCATTCCCGAGATATGGAATAGGAATTGATGCTGACGATGGTGATGTAATTATTGCAGACTCAAATGAAATACATGGAGTTACCCAAATAGAAGGAACAGGTGTTAGACATACTTGTGTTGCATATTGTGGAAGTGATGTTGCAACAAAAGGTGTAAGAGGTAAAACAGAGAATCCTATCGGGCATCATCATAGAGACAAACACGGTAATCTAGATACATTCTTCAGTTAAAATGACTGAACTATTTAACAGTAAAGTTTACAGAGTTGTAGAAAATCCTCATCAAGATGATGCAGGGATAGAACTAACTGGAGGTGAATGGGACGGTTTAGTTTATCAATATGGTAAGGTTCATATGGAGGACGGTAAACCACACTTAAACTTTGAAAGAACCATAAGAAGATTACCAAACGGAGTTGAAAACTCAGAAGAAGCACTTACAGATTTACTAAATAATAAGGAATTAAATACACTCATGGGTGATATTCTAGTCGAAGTCATGCAGGAACAAATAAGGAAAGAGAATGAACAAAGAGATATTGAAAGAACAGATTAAGAGACATGAGGGAGAAGTCCTCGAAATTTACGAAGACTCATTAGGATACTTAACTTTTGGAGTGGGCCACTTGATTAAAGATAGTGATGATGAACATGGTCTACCAGTTGGAACACCAGTTTCACAAGAAAGAGTAGATGATGTTTATGAATACGATTTTGATAAGCACGTAGAAGAAACCATTCATGTATTTGAATCAAAAGGTGGAGAAGATTTCTATGCACTACCCGAAGACATTCAACACGTTTTAGTTAACATGACATTTAACTTAGGTGGAACAAGATTCAGTAAGTTTAATAACATGTGGAAAGGTGTTGTTTCATGTGACTGGGAAAAGGTTGCAGTTGAAATGGAAGATTCTAAATGGTTCGGACAGGTAGGAAGACGAAGTGTTGAACTACAAGAGATGGTAAGAAACTGTGGATAATATTAAAGCAGTAAAATTGATTGGTGGTGATATAATCATGGGTCAAATTAAGTCAGACTTTTTAGGTAATATAACTATTACAGAACCACAACAATGTGTTATCAGTGTTGATGAAGGTAGAATGGAAGTATTACTTGCTGACTGGATTCCATTTTCAATGAAATATGAATTTAAACTTAACAGAAAAAACATAATTACAATGTTTGATGTCAAACCCCAACTACTTACAAACTATAAAGTAGGAACAGGTAATAACAAAAGATGATAGATTTTTTATCAGAAAATAGAACTAACTTTCTTGCTCTAATAGATGAGACTGAAGACTTGGATTATGTAAATTTACAACTACAACATTTTTTAAACAGATGTGATGATATCGATATCTCATCAGATTCAGATTTAGTATCTGCATATAATACAATAAAAACAGAACTAGGAACAAGAGGTATCACACATACACCTATAGAAACCCCAACACCAGCAGCAACATTATGAGTAGAGAAACATTATTAAAAGCATTACAATCACAATATCAAGGTCAAATGGATATTGCAATGGCAAACATCAAAGTTTATCAAAACAATCCTGCAGGTATCGGAGAACATCCCGATGTTGCAGAAGCACTTGATACTCAAGTAGAAAAATATGCAACTGCAAAAGAAAAGTACGATGCAGTCCAAAGTATTTTAAATCAAAAACCCCAAACTACATTGACAGAATAGTATCCGTATAGTATAATTACTACATGGATTTCTACACTAATGTCTGCAGAACCCGTGACAAAATTCTAGTCACTGGATATCAAGGAAACAAAAAACAAAAACTATCTGTATCTTACAGACCTAAACACTTTGTCCAATCTAAGAAAGGGGATACTGCTTACAGGTCTTTAGACGGTAGACCACTTGAAGTTGTCGAACTTAACTCAATGGGTGGTGCAAGAAAGTTTAGAGAACAGTATGCAGGAACACAAGGATTTGATATCCATGGGTATGACAGATACATCTACACCTATATTGCAGACAAGTGGCCAACAGAAGTTGAATGGGATTATACCAAAGTAAAAATTGCAACACTTGACATTGAGTGTGAATCAGAAAATGGATTTCCCGAACCAACCATTGCACAAGAAAAGGTCAATGCAATAACAATCAAACCATTCAGACACAATGCACATACATTTGGTATTGGTCGTTGGGATGAATGTCCTAGCAATGTTGTTTACTATGAATGTAAAGACGAGGCACACTTACTAGAAGAGTTTATCAAACACTGGAGAAAGGCATCCTATGATATCATTACTGGTTGGAATGTAGATTCGTTTGATATCACATATCTCTGTAATCGTATTGATAGATTGTTTGGAGAAGACCAACACAAAAGATTATCACCTTGGAATATGTCTGATTTTAGAGAGTTCACTTCCTATGGATATCAGAAGAATCAGAAATACACTTTGTATGGAATCAATGTTATTGATTACATGGAGTTGTATCAGAAGAGAACTTTCGTCAATCAAGAATCATATTCATTGAATCACATTTCCCATGTTGAATTGGGTAAAGCAAAACTAGATTACTCGGAACAT